ACCGTGCCTCCAATTATTCCTCCTTGCTATCGTTCCTAACTTCACACCGGGGCATAGGGGCATCAGAATACTTGAGCGGTTCATGGAAATTGACCGTATATCCACCTTCCGGGTGTTCATGCCACGCCTTGATATACCGGACGGCCTGATACACGTTCCACGCGGTATCCGCATCCCGGAATTTACCCACGCCGTAATTGTGACAGGGGCCGTTGAGCTCCGGGAAAGCGTTCTTCCGGGCAAAATCCAGATGTTCCCGGCACTTCTGAATCCGTTCTCCGAATGTCGGGTCATGTTCGCCCTGCGGCCACACGGTCAGGTGTTGGACCTCTTCAAACTGCCCGCACCGGATCCGCGCGTATAATTCACATGCCCGTGCGACAATCTGCGCTGTCTCCGCGTTCATGTGAAGAACGTACTCATCGCCGGGGATTTTACTGGGCATTCCGAATCTGCTCATCAGAGAACACCTCCGCATCCTGTCCCGCGAGGATCTCCTTCGCCCGTGTAGCCACTTCACGCATCTGCGGATGAGCCGCCTCCGCTGTCCGCAACTTGAGGAAATGGAGCCACTCGTCCGCCGTTGCCGTCATCACCAGTTCCGTCTTCAAGCTGTTTGGCAGAACACACCGGGCTTCCTGCGCCGTGCGGTCAGCATTCAACAGGTCAAAATAAGCTGTTTCTGCGGCCTCACAGCCGAGCTTCCACGCGAGATAGTCCGCATCACCTTCATGCAGATAAAAGGGCTTTATCACCGTTATTTCCCCGTTAAAATCGGCCTTGCTGTAATTACAATACCGTGTTGACTCCTGACAGTATGACGCAGGTCTGTGCCGGACAATCTCATGTGATATTCCCCGGTCACAAATAAACCGCAATGTGTACCAGCTGTGCCGCATCCGCAGGGCCGGATCTTCAAAAGAGGGCGTATCAGGTGAAGGGCTGATATCTGTGATCGTGTCCGGAATATACGGGGCATCCGGGTTAAAAAACTCAGGGAAGAACGGAGCATTTTCCGCCCACGTCCGCTTGAGCACATTCGTAAACGGGTAATCATTGCGGAACATGAAAGAAAACACACCGCGCCACGCGCGAATATTGCCGGAAACAACATACGTGTCATACGTGTTATCTCTCCGAGTGAAGGTTAGGTAATCGTACAATCCAATTTTCCGCATCCCGGAACATACCCGCATAAGCAATTTGTACGTGTCCTGATGATTCGACAGCTTCAGCGTAATCCGGGCATGTTCCAGCACGGCTTCGTGTCCGCGCTTGATAATCCCGGCAATAAACTTTTCCGCACTGTCTTCCGTGATCTTTGATTCAGACTTGTAACAGACGCGCCCGCACAGTTCTACATGCTTCGGGCGGTCAGATATGCCCACATTACCACCGACAAGCTCAACAGACGGTTCAATGATTCTCATAGCCGCAACCTCCTTGCCATAAATTCCGTAACATTACGGATGGTCATGATCATCCAGTATCCAACCGCGTATTCCCACACCGGCAGTCCCCGGTAATAGCTGTAGGCGATGTATCCGCCCAACAGAATCAGCAGGAGCAACATCACCTGTGAGATGCCGCGCCACACCACGAACCAATGATCCCGTTTGGTGACTTCACGGATCTGCCGATATCCTGCCTGTGTGTAGCTTTCCTTTGTCCCACGGTGCATCACTGCTCGTCACCCGGCCTTCTCGTTCTATCGGACTTCCCGTCTGCATCGGAACCGGCAACGATACAGGCGAACGTACTAACGATAAAGACGTACAGCGCATACAGCCACAGCCACGCGGGATGAACCCAGAATGCGAGGGCAATCGGTAAAAGAAGCGTCACCATTGTAGAAAGCATCAGGGATAAGAATCCGATAGCCGCGAGAACCTCTTGCATATCCACACCTCCAGTTAATCCTTTGTGAAGAACTCACCGACCCAGCCCTCCGCGTTAAGGGGCAACGTAGGAGCCCACGGAATAGGCGCGGCCATGATATCAGTTACCTTTTTCAGCATTTCTTTGTTGCTGGCAAACGGCTTTGCATCAATCACCACTTCATCGTGTACATGGAAGACAACCGGCAATCCTGCCGCTTCCAGCCGGTCAAGCGCACACGCGAGGGCATCCCGCGCAATAGCCTGCACACAATTCTCAGTCAGCTTCCCGCCGTAGGTTTCAATCTGCTTCCAGCGCTTTGTGGTCTGGTCAACGCCGTTGTAGATAATGGACGAACCGCCAAACTGATTCGTGCCGAGGGAAGGGTTGATATAGTACAGACAGCGCCCGGAGGGCAACTGAATCACCAATTTTGAAACACCCTGCGCTATGTCGAATTCGCGGGACAGCTTCAAGCCGTTTACAATCGCCGTTCCGCCGCGTCCGATCACGTCAATAGCCGCGTTGTCCATCGCGTACCACAGATTACGGATCTTACTGTTTGCATCCCGCCACCGTGTTACAATTTCCGGCAATTCCTCTTCTGTCAAGCCCATGTCCAAAGCGCCCATGTTGATCAACGCGCCTGTTCCGCCCTGATAACCGAGAGCCAGTTCTGCAATCTTGCCCTTTGCTCTAAGTTCACCGTTTATGCCGTGCTTGACAACGGGAACACCAAACATCTGGGACGCGCTTTCACAATAGATATCCTTGCCATCCTTAAACGCCTGTAAGCGCCACTCTTCACCGGCAAGCCACGATATCACGCGGGCCTCAATCGCCGAAAAGTCAGCATCAATCAGGACGTTTCCGGGGCTTGCCACAAACGCGGTTCGGATCAGCTGAGACAGCGTATCTGGCACGGAGCCGTAAATCATCCGCAGGGCTCCGGTTTCCTTCCGGCGCACAAGGTCACGGGCAAGCTCAATGTTCTGTGTGTACGTCCGGGGAAGGTTCTGAACCTGTACAAGCCGTCCGGCCCAGCGTCCCGTCCTGTTCGCACCGTAAAACTGCAACAGACCACGCACCCGGTCATCCGCGCAAACGCACTCTTCAATAGCGTCATACTTTTTTGTTGAGGTCTTTGAAAGCTCCTGCCGGATCTCCAGAACCCGTTTCACGTCCCCCTCTTCCATGCCGTCAAGCATCTTTGATACGGTATCTTTACGGAGATTCGGCAGGGCGTCATCTTCCCCGGTTTCCATCGCTTTGTTCAGCCACTCCAGCAACTGCTTTCCGCTGTTCGGGTTTTGGAGGTTCGTAATTCGTGTAGCTTCCTGCATCAGCGCCTCGCGGGTGACCGCGCCCATGTAGAGCGCACCCTGCACAAGCTCCTGATCCACAGCTACCCCGCGTTGATTGATCGTCAGGTCAACTTCCCACTGGTGCTGTACCCAATCGGGAACCGGGGTAAGGGACAGCCGCTTTTCAATCTCCATTTCTGTCACAACATCCTGCGCGTTGTACGCCTTGAAAAGCGCCCATTTATCCGGGTCATGCTTCGGAAGGTTCCGCATCCGCCCGCCGTTGGACTTTGACGGTCTGCAAGGAACACAGAAATACCGGATAAGGGCTTTGCCCGTGTTGAGCTTCTGCTTGTCTTCTGGCAGTCCGAGGGCCTTGCCGGTTGCATCCAGACCGGCTGTATACCCGCAATACAGGCCGTGAAACATCGTACAGCGCCATTGGGAAGGAATCATCCCGCCGTATACGCGATCCAGACAGCCGTACTCAAAAGGGGCATTGTAGGCGTGTTTGATGTAATCCGGGCTTGTCAGGGCATCCACAAGCCACTGGGGAACCGTCTCACCGCTGGCAACGTCAATCACCACAACCGGCCCACCGTCAAGGGAATAGGCGAACAGCAGAATCTCAAAGTCCGGGGATTGAAGATATTTCCACGCGCCGGAATCCCGGATAGACACGCTGGAGAACGTTTCCAGGTCAATGCTTAAATGATGAATCATGTCTATACCAACTCTCTGAGCTTATTCAAGTGCTCCCGGATCGTGATAATCTTACGGTCAATCGCCGTTGCCGTTGCGCCCTGCGGCAGTCCCTTCTTAACCAAATGGCTAACCCCGTATCCATCCGTTTTCCATTCTGCACCGTCACCCTGTGCGGGCTTCCGTCCGTCCTGCCGTTTCTTTTCGCATTCGTAAATCCGAACGTTCGATAACAAATCATCCACTTCAAGCTGAATCAGTTTCGCCATTTGATCAGCGCGGATAGGATCACTCACAGAAACACCTCCTAAAGAGAATCACCGCGATTGCGAAGAAAATAACCGCAATCGCGGTAAGAACCTTCTCAAACGCGAACGCGCCGCACGAAACCCTTTTTTTTGCGCGTCTGTCCGCCCATAGCCATCTTGTATTCCGAGGACGTAGGATCCAGATACTTCCGCCAATTCATGGAAAAGTAAGAACGCCAGCCGCCCTCATGCTTCTTTCCGACATGTTTATCCCAGATCCGCTTTTTATTGATCCGTTCCACACCGGCCCGCTTCATCCGTTCACGGGCAATGGAACGTTCAAGGGAACGCAGACTCATGATGTTTTCCTCCTTCAAAATAAGGGAGCCGGGTACTTGCATATCCGGCTCCCGTTCATAATCACTGCATCATCGGAAGACCGGTCACAGGATCAATCCGTGCCCCCGTCTGAGGTGTAGCCGCTGTGGGAGCCGCGCCGATCCCAGCAAAATCGCTCTCCGCACTCGCGCCACCGGCCAGAGCCTCACCGTCACGGGTTTTCAGCACGTTGCCCAGCCCACAGCCAACACCGGATTTACCGACAAACTTGTACGGATAGAACCGGAGCGTCACGCGGGCGTACATGCCGCTGTAAACGTCACGGGGATCAAGCTCCACTTTGATGTTGTCCATACCGACAACCTGTGGACGCTGGCCCTCATTCGCGGACGTGCGGAGCACCCAGTGTCCCTTGCACTCCGGGCCCCACGGATCGCCGCTTTCGGGCTTCACGCCGTCACCGTCATACAGGGTAGTAGCCAGCTTGGCGGGCTTCACGCCGCCCCATACGCGGGGATCACTGATACCCTTGTCAACCGCCGCTTGCATGGCGTTCTGGATATCGGCCAGTGTCGCTCTGTCCGTCTTGGGGATCAGGACGGTCATGGTGTACTTGGGCTTGCCCTGCCCGTTGATCTGGCGGGCAGTATGGACATTCACATAGGAGCAACGAACTTCACCGGTAAGAACCTTCTGAGCATCATTCTGATACATTTTCTTTTTCTCCTTTACGCATTTTCATTGAGAAACTGTTCAAGTGTTTCGATAATGGGCAGGAACACGGCATTGACGCGGATAGCACGTTCACGCGGAATAGCCCTGTCATCTGCTTCAAAGGATTCTTTCACGTGATCCAGCACTTTCCGTGTCAGGTCTATAACCCGACGCTGATTACGAAGGGCCTCAATAACAGGCTTATCTTCATCGGGCGTAGCATCGCACAGGATATCCACCAGAATATCCATTGCTTCCATACGGGGGTGGTGAGATTCCATTGCATCTTCAAACATCTTTTTTTCCTCCTTACAATTCACTGTCAATTTTCTGAATCAACTGTGCTCTCTTGCTATCCAGCTCGTCTTTTGTCCACTTGCGCGTTTTCCACGATGCTATTTCATAACGGGTTTCCTTCAACAACTGTTCATAATGCTCTTGCAACTCGTAAACCTTGTCGCATTCGCCGGAACACGGATAGCCAAATTCACTGGGGTTTCTGTCATGGTAGGACAACGAATCACGGAAATACCGTTCCGCGTCATCACCGAGCCTGTCACGGAGCATCCGGGCAAAGTCTTCATCATCCCAGATGTTTTCCACTTTGCCTTGAATGGTCATCACGCTAGGCATTGGCAATCACACCCTTGAAATCATCCGCCGCAGAACTCCACGGATCACGCGGGTCATTTTCATCCGCAAGTGTAGGTTTTCCACGCGGCTTACTGATCATATCGCCGAACTGCTCCGCGAACTTGGCTTTTCCTACCAGCTTCTCATAGGCTGTCAGGGTAAGCGGTTCAGTCTTGTACAGCACAGCCCGGTCATACCCGGCTTTCTGCATAGCCTCAATCAGCTTGTCAACGTCATCAATCACGCGGTTACTCTTGCCCTCTACCAGCTTCCAACCGGCAATTGCCTCACCGTTCATCAGGGCTTTTTGCGCGTAATCCTTCAAATCGTTGTACCACGATACAAGGTTTTCACCGCGCCGGAGCAAATCACCGATCTCGTCATTGGTCAGCATCCGGGGAAGCCCCAGAACCGTTCTGGCCTGTGCATCCGTAACGCCGCCCGCCTTATCCGGGGTAACGCATCCAGCAAAATCCTCCAGCGCTGTGTTATGCTCCGCGCGGGCAGGGCATTGATACTTTCCACGGCAGAACTTGCAGTGGTCACCGGGGCAGAATTCTCCGGTTCCATCAAAGGCCATCCGGGCCTTGACTTTGACCGTTTCGCCCCAGTCCAGCAATTCCTGTACGGTCATGCAATCTTCTTTGGGGATGTCGTACAGCCGGGGCTGGCAGATCCCCATTGACACCTTCTGGATCGCATCGCCATAAATCGCGCGGAACATCCTCAAAGCGCCGAGGGCATACAGCCTCATCTGGGGGTTTCCCTTTGCATCAACCGGAACACCCACACCGTGCTTATAGTCCGTGATATGGAGCGTATCATCACCGATCATGATGCAGTCACAGGAACCGAATCCCTCCGGGATCCAATCGGACAGGTCTACCCGCTGTTCAAAGAAGACGTTCGGCCTGTCTGAATAACCGTTTGCCTTTTCGGTCAGGTAATGCACATAAGCCTGTGCGGTTTCGTGCATTTCCGGGGAATAGTTTTCATCCGCATGGAGCTTTTTCAGCGCCGCATTGAACTGCCGTTTCGTCATCTTGCCGTCAAAGGCTTGACGCGCGTACAACTCGCAAACGCTGTGCGCGAGGGTTCCTTCCGCCGTGTACTTGGTATCACCGGACGGGGGAAACTGTTCCTCAAAACGGGGAGCCATTGTGCAGACAAGCCATCTATGCGCCCCGGACGGGCTCAGTAAGGAGTGTCCAGTTGGGCTTGGCATTGTCATTCCTCCTCAATTGTCGCGCCGAGGGCGATCAGATCTTCCGCAAGCTCACCGTACCGGGACTCATTGATCATGGTGATTGCCGGAACACCGTACTTCGTATTCAGCAGGGACACCAGCTGATCCATCTTGCCCATATCCGTACACAGGGCCGCACCAGCCTTTGAAATCTGCTTGAAGGTGTACCTTTTAGCGGGAGCAGGAGCCGGGGCCACAGGAGCCGCTACAGGCTGTTCTACGGGGGCCGCAGGGGCAAAGGGGATATCCGGTACATTCACAAGCGGCGGGACCTGTTCGGGCTGTTCTACAGCGGGAATCTCCGGTTCATCCGGGGGAACATTCCCAATGAAGCTGGGTTCCGGCTCTTCCCTCTTCTGTTCCGCTTTACCCTGATTGATCACCAGACCGCCCACAAGCTTGCCAACGGCCATCCCGCTACCGTTATTGGCAATGGCAGCATCCGCATTCTTTGCGGCTTTCTTAGCGGGGGCCTTTCCTCGCAGGGCATCGGCCAGATTGTTAATTGCTTCCGGGATACCGGGCAATTCAACGGTTACTTTGACTTCAAACATTTTGCCTTTTCCTCCTTCTCACGTTTCCATTGTTCAAATCGCCGTTGATTTTCCGGGTTCCGGTAAAACTGCTCTACCGAATCCAGCACCGTGGCGCATAGCACACGCAACTCAACGGCAGGAATCTTTGGTGGGCAGATCTTCACGTATGCCATTATCTCCCTCCTTCCGTGAAATCAGCTTACTTTGCTGTTCACAACATCTTCCGGGGAAATGCCCAGTACGCGACACAGGGCAATAAAATCAGTTGCGAGAAGCCGTCTCCGCCCGCACAGGCTTGCGGACAGATTCTGGGAGGACATTCCCGCCTTTTCGGCAACTGCCTTGATCGTCATGCCTTTTTCGTTAATCGCGTTGCGTACCACGGTAATAATTGCGTCCATACTTTACCTCCTCTCTACGAAACGAGGACGGTTTTCAAAACCAGTCTGCATTTCGTGGATACGTGCGCATTGTAATCTACCTCTTGCAGATTGTCAATAGGTTTTTGAGAAAAAAATCTGCAATTTGCAGAAAATTCTCTTGCAACGTTATTTAGTCTATGATATAATCAAAAATTGAAAGGAGGCGTAGACTAATGACGCAAGATCAATCTGCCCGATCTATCTTAGCGGCAAAGTTGAAAGAGTACCGTCAGAAATCTGGCCTGACTATTTATCAGGTTGGAGAACAAATCGGGAAAAGCGGTAAAACCGTGGGCGCGTGGGAGACGGGTCACGGACAGCCGGATGCAGAAATGTTCATCAAGCTGTACTACCTGTATCACATGGATTCAATGTCAGAGTTTTACGGGATCACGGACAAAGACAACCCGCAGGACGAGGTTGAACTTCTTGACGCGTACCGGAAACTGAATGACGCGGGAAAAGCTACCTTATTGACAACAGCAAAAGCCCTTGTGAAGAGCGGGGATTTTGCGGCCACAGACTCAGGGGAATAAAGAAAAGCCGTCCATGCGGCAAACATGGACGGCAAATCTTCTCATATAGAAAAGGAGGATCACAATGGCAAAGCCTAACTACGTATCTGTTACCAGTGACAAAAGTAAGAAGGGAGCCTTTTTCCGTTGCCTGATAGGCGGGATCTTTGGCTGGCACTATTTCTATGTGGGCCGCATGGGCCGGGGCCTCATGTGCATTCCGACTTTCGGAAACTTCTTTATTGTCGGAAACATCCTCGACCTTTGGAAGATCAGCAGAGGAAAGTTTAAAGATAATGTGGGACAGTATCTCCGGCAATAAGGAGGTTTCCTATGGCGGTCAGTATCAGTTACAACGCGGACTTGAAAAAGGCACGGGGTGAACCGATCCTTGCGGCCATCTATGCCCGGTATTCAAGCCACAGCCAGACGGAGCAGTCTATCGAGGGACAACTTGCGGCGGCACACGCGTATGCGGAGAGTCATGGCTACACGGTGGTGCATGAGTATTGCGACCGGGCGCAGACCGGACGGAACGACAACCGCGATGCATTCCAGCAAATGCTGTCTGATACGGACAAGCACCAGTTTGACGTGATTATCACATGGAAGGTTGACCGCATAGGCCGCAACCGGGAGGATATCGCTTTCAACAAGCACCGGTGCAAGAAGAACGGGATCCGTATTGAGTATGTTGCGGAGAACCTCCCGGACAGCGCGGAATCCGTCATCCTTGAAAGTGTACTGGAAGGAATGGCGGAATACTACTCCTTGCAACTGTCAACGAATATTCGCCGGGGACAGCTGGAATCCGCCCGGAAGCTACAATGCATCGGAGGGACACGGCCCCTCGGCTATGACGTAGACCGGGAGACAAAGCGGTTCATTATCAACCCGCAAACCGCGCCCATTGTCAAACAGATTTTTGAACGGTATGCAAAGGGATCCACAGAAACGGAGATCATAACATGGCTGAATGAACAGGGTATCCGCACCACAAAGAAGAAACCCTTCTCCAAATCCAGCCTTGCTACCTTGCTGCACAATGAAAAGTATATTGGTGTTTACGCGTATAAGGATATCGTGCGCGTTGAGGACGGTGTACCAGCCATCGTGGACAAGGATCTGTTTGACAAGGTGCAGGAACTTATGAAGGTGAACCGCCGCGCACCATCCCATACGTGGACACATCAGGATTATATCTTGACAGACAAGCTGTTTTGCGGCAAGTGCGGCTCCCCGATGGTGGGCGAGTCCGGGTTCTCCCATACCGGAGCAAAGCACAGCTATTATTCCTGTGTCGGTCACCGGAAAAAGAAGATCTGCGACAAACGCCCGGTCAGGCAGGACTGGATTGAAAAGAAGGTGCTGGAAGCTACACGGGATCTGCTGGCGGACGAGGAACTGCTGGACTACGTCGCAGATAAGACATACGCTTACTACCTGTCCGTGAATGGGAACGCGGAACAGAAGACCGTACTGGAGAACGAGCTTGTATCCGTGAACACGTCCATAGACCGCCTTATCAGCGCCATAGAAGCCGGGGCATTCAATGACCGGATAAAGACCCGGTTGGATGATTTGAACGCCCAGAAAGCGCAAATAACCGCATCAATCGCGGAAATGGAGCTTGCCTCCGGTTTCCGGTTGACGCGGGATCACATTGCTTTCTTCTTACGGCAGTTTCGGGACGCGGATCTCAATGACCGCGCCTGTCAGAAGAGATTGGTTCAGACGTTCGTTAATTCCGTGTTCGTGTATGATGATAAAATAAAAATCGTGTACAATTACGCATCTGACAGCAACACCGTCACCCTTGATACCGTGGAAAACCTTGACGTTGCGGACGGATCCGGGTTCGTACACAGCGCGGGATGTTCCACCATAGCGATCAGGTACGAACCCGGAATCATCATTTTCGGAGCCGTATTCATGATCATCATAGAAACAGGCCGGGACGCTTGATAGCATCCCGGCCCGTTCTCTGTCAATCAGAACCGATACTGTTTGCTCATATAACCCTTGAAGCTTTCCAGTGTCACGCAGACAACCTTCTTGCCTCTGGCCTTTTCCCACCGGTCATGATACTCCTGCGCCTCCCGGCTGGTCAGGTCATCCGTGTTTGCCACGTTCTCCCGTGTCCCGTCTTCATACCAGACGCACACCCACATAGTCGGTAACTGCAACCCATGGTCTGCCATTGAATAAGACATAGCCATCCTTCCTTTCTGCCCTCGTAACCTCCGGGGCGGGATGTTATCAGATAATCACTTCGCAGGAATATCCGGCCCGGTTAAAAACTACCACCAGATATCCGGTCTTCTCGCCCCACGTAGGACGGGCGGGGTTTTCCTTGATCCACTGAATGGTTTCTTCCACGCCGTGGAGACAGGCGATAGGATCCTCGGAGGTTTCGCCGTCATCATACCCGTAGGGGTAGATGTGGCACTCTGTAGCCTGTGCACACCAGTCAAGAAAATACTGGAGCTCCGGGATAGTGAAGATGCGGCCGGCATTTATTCTTGTAACAGTCATGGTTTCATCCTCCCTCAAAATTGCTTCATCGACCTTACGAGGACATTGTAAACTATAAACTTGCTTTTGTCAATGCCCTTTTGAAAGAAAATTTGCACTTTCTGAAAATTTCTTTTTCCGTTGTCAAGTTGGAAGTTGACGCGCAGACGCAGAACGCACCCGCTCCCGTGTAGCCGCGTTGTGCGTGTGTCGTTCTGCGGGAGACAAAGAAAAACGGGGAACCGGTTCAGCGGCTCTCCGTTTTTCGGATCCTATGCACTTTTCAGCCCTCCCGCGTATAGGTCACATCGGTAAGCACAGACCAGATATCAACGGCTCCGCGCTTGTCCATGCGCCCCAGCCCTGTCACGTGCTTCAAGATGTGCTTAACTTCATCCTCGGTCAGGCCCCGGATGTCCTCATGGCCGTCAAAGGCCACGACAAGCAGGTTGCCAACGAGCATAACCTCGTCACCGTTCCGTGCGGAGGGCTTGCAATCCTTACGGAAGGTTCCCTCGTCATCACAGATAAACACAAACTGCTTGTCGCCGATCCAGCGGAAAGGCATGTCAACCGTTGTGCATTTCAGAAGCCGGTAATATTCTTCAAGGTCACGGCGAATGCGAACCTTCTTCACCCGGCCAGTGCCGTACACGTCCACGAATACAGCCAGCATCTTGTCCGGTTCCTGCTGTTTCTTCCACTCTTCCACATGGCGCTTGTTCGCCGCTTCAATCTCCTTCATGATTTCCAACTCCTTCTTAATATCCATGATGCTACCTCCCTAAAAGGGGAAGGGGCTTACGCCCCTGTCCCTTATTCGTCATCGTTGTCTTCCGGGTCTTCGTCTTCCGCTTCCGCTTCCGCGTCATCCTCGGTGTCCGGGTCATCCACAGGCCAGTCAACCGGGGTTTCCGTGTAAATGCTGACAACCTTTTTCAGACCATCCAGCGCCGGAGGATTGATGCGGTGGAACTCGGCAACCATCTTTTCAGCGGTTTCATCCACCTCGTAAGAATCGGAAACGGTCACGCCATCACAAGTGTTGAACATGTTCGGGAACTCGACACGGACGATAGTACCAGCCTTGACAGTCACTCCTTCGGGCAGGGCGTACAGGCGGGCGGCGTTATCCTTGTAACGCAGGACTTTAACGATGTTCTTCATGGGGCTACCTCCTAAAAATTTGTTATTGCTCGGTTGCTTTATCAACCTTGCGAGGACATTGTAAACGATTTTCTTGCATCTGTCAATACCCATTTGCAACTTTTTTCTGACTTTTTTAAGAAAAATTTTTCGTTGTCAATTTCTGCATTGACAAGCAAGGAAAAGCCGTGGTATTATGCTATCTGAGGAGGTGATCCATCATGGAACTGTCCACCGCTGAAAAGATCCGGGTCATCCTAAAACGGAAGGGAATGACCGTATCACAGCTTGCGGAAATGACCGGGCAATCCCGCCAGAATCTTTCGCAAAAACTGGAGCGAAACAACTTCGGGGAAGAAGAGCTCCAGATGTTCGCGGAAAAGATGGGCGTCCGGTATGAATCCTATTTTGTAATGGAGAACGGCGATAGACTGTGAAGAGAAGGTGCGCGGAACAGCGCATCTTTTTTTTGTACCCTCCAACAATCCGTCTTACTTTCTCGCGCGCGCGTATATACATGCGCCACATGGGCGCACAGGCGGGTATACACGTCCCTAAATATCTGTTTTAAGTCTATTTAGAAAAGAATGTAAGAATGTAAGAAAAGCCCTGTGAACACTGTATTCACAAGGCTTTTCACGTCTTACATTCTTTCTTACATCCCTGACGAATGTAAGAAAGAATGTAAGAAATGATTCGGGGCGTTTCTTACGTTCTCCAGAATGTAAGATGAATGTAAGACCGTCTTACATTCCGAATGTAAGACAAAAAAAAGCGGCCCCCGCCGAAACGGGAGCCGCGCATAGGTTGTTATTTATCAATCTCAGGAGGGTGGGTTTCCACGCTGGTATCCACCTCCGGCAACCCGGTAAGGGCCATCAGGATGGACATGATCGCGCCGAGCACACCAGCAGACAGAGCGGCAAGCCAGTTGACGTCTCCTACCACAAGCGCGCCAGTGCCAATATACGCCAGCATCGACTGCGCGAAGGTACGCAGAGCACGGATTCCTGCTGCTTTAAACCACATTTTCCAATCCATAATTGAGCTCCTTTCTGTTTAATCGTGTTCATCATCGTGTGTCGGGAGGGCAAGGAACTTAGCCCGGATATTTGCCATAACACCATTCTTGCCCAGCTTCTCGTACTGTATCCAGCAGTTTTCAAAGGATTCCCGCGCGTACAGTGGTGCGTATCCTTTCGCCCGATAGTGGTTATAATATTCGATCATCTGCGCTCTTAAAAGCGCCTGTACGCCCATTTGAAGGGCTTTTATGTGGCTGTACACATAGACCACCAACCCTCCTACAACGGTCACAAAAGACACAATCCACAACCAATTATCGTGCATCCACTGCATAAACTGTTCCATCGGTTACACCCCCAGCAGTGCGCCGAGGATTCTGTGCGCTACC